CATAAGGCAATCAAACCAGTTAATCAATTGAAGATGATTGAAGATTCTCTTGTCATCTATCGTATTTCTCGTGCACCTGAGCGTCGTATTTTCTATGTTGATGTTGGTAACCTACCAAAACTAAAAGCAGAGCAATACGTTTCTGATATCATGAACAAGTTCCGTAACAAGATTGTTTATGATGCAACTACTGGTGAGACACGTGACGATCGTCGCCATCTATCAATGATGGAAGATTTCTGGATGCCTCGTCGTGAAGGTGGTAAAGGTACTGAAATTACTACACTTCCAGGTGGACAAAATCTTGGTGAGATTCAAGATATTGAATATTTCCAGAACAAACTATATCACGCTCTGAATGTTCCAATTAGTCGTTTGCAACAACAGCAAGGATTCTCAATTGGTCGCTCGCAAGAGATTAATCGTGATGAGATTAAATTTAATAAGTTTATTGTTAGACTACGTAAGAAGTTTAGTATTCTTTTTAGCAATGCGCTTCGAGTACAGTTAATTGCTAAAGGTGTTATCACTCCAGATGATTGGGATGATATTGTTCATAATATTAAATATGACTATATCGAAGACAATCATTATGCTGAATTGCGTGACGCTGAGATTATGCAGGCTCGCATGGGTCTCCTTCAGGTTATTGATCCATATGTTGGTAAATATTATTCAATGGAGTGGGCTAAGAAGAATGTTCTACGTATGGACAAAGATGAAATAAAAGAAATCGACAAACAAATTTCATCTGAGCAAAAACAACAACTTGAAATCGCTAATATGCAGGGTGAGGTTCAAGCTGCTATGCAACAACCAGCCATGGATGCGCAAGCTGAAATGCAACAACAGCAAGCACAACAACAGATGGATATGCAATCGCAGCAACAACCACAAACTGCTGCTCAAGATACTGGCGATCAAACACAACAGGATACAGCAAAGAGCACTAAGGTTACCAAGTTAAAAACTGGTACTTGGCCAAATTAAATAGGAGAATGAAATGAGTGAAAATATTACAAATTTAGTGAACGCAATTAGGTCAGGCGATGCTACATCTATTGAACAAAGTTTTGGTTTGGCTATGGCAGAAAAACTAGGAACTAAAATTGAAGATATGCGTCAATCTATCGCATCAAATATGTTTAAACAACCACAAGAAGATGCTGTTGAAGATACGGTTGAAGAAAACCCAACAGTTTAAATAATGCGATATAGACAGTTTATCTCTCAGTTTAAAGAATCTGGTGATTCTGTCACCAGATTAAACGCATCATTGGAAGAGCAAGCGAAAAAAGAATTATACGAAGAACTATCCGATAATACTATTGCTAATATTATTAAAGAATATCACAATATTAAAGTAACAGATACATTAGTAGAGTCATACAAACAGCTTGCTTCTTCCACCATTTTTAGTGTTGATCCAGTAGTTCATAATATTCGTGCATTAAATAAACTGGATCGTTTGATTGAGGGTAAAATGCATTATGTTTTAAATGATGACACAATTGTTGCGATTGATGAGTCCACCCAAGATCTCCTAAATAATATATTACAAAATCACTTAGATGTAGTTGAGTATATGCGTGAAAGTAAAGAGCATTTTATGCATGTGCTTACAAAATTAGAGGAACAATAAAATGGCAATGACACTCACAACTGTCAAAAATAATAACTTTGAGACGATTATTCACTTTGCATCGTCTCTGGTAGAGACAGGCACAATCACTATTGCTGACTTAACTGCTGACCAACAAGCAAGAAATGCTGATGCTCCAGTTGTTGATATTGTAAAATTTTGGTGTGCAGGTGCTTTAACTAGTAGGGTAGTGATCTCACGAAACAGTAAAAATGTTATTGCATGTGCTCCTGAAAATGCTCCTTATGCAGAATTCAATGCTTGGGGAATCCCAGTGAATAACGACAACACATTTAATATCGTTATTGATAATCAAGTAGCAGTTCCAGTAGCTGGTTGGTTGGTTCTACGCAAACAAGCTGGTTGGTCTACTAAAGTTGAAAATGCTACTTATGGTGCATACGATGACCCAACTCGTGTTGGCGCTTCTACCACTCTAAGTGGTTCACCAGATAAGGTATAAAAATGAAACTTATCAGAGAAAATATTCAAGAAGCCAGACTTATTGTTGAAGACAAAGGTCTTGGTAAAGGTAAATCATACTTCATTGAAGGGGTTTTCCTACAATCAAATATCCAAAACCGTAACAAACGTATGTATCCAGAACATGTAATGGACAAAGAAGTTAGTCGTTACATGATGGAATCAGTTAAAAATAATCGTGCTTACGGTGAATTGGGTCATCCAGACACTCCAAGCATTAATCTTGATCGTGTATCTCATCTTATCGTAGATTTACGTAAAGAAGGGACTAATTACATTGGTCGAGCAAAGATTCTTGAAACACCAATGGGTCAAATTGCACGTGGTCTTTTAGAAGGTGGTGCAAATTTGGGTGTTTCTAGTCGTGCACTTGGCTCTCTCAAAATGAATGAAGAGGGTATTAATGTTGTACAAGACGATTTTATGCTGTCTACGGCAGCTGATATCGTCGCCGACCCTTCTGCTCCAGATGCGTATGTCCAAGGCATTATGGAAGGTAAGGAGTGGACATTTATTGATGGAAAGTTCGTGGAAAAACATATTGAGGAAACAAAATCTTTTATTAAGAAGGCTTCCTCTAGAGAACTACAGGAAACTAAGATTCGTGCTTTCCAAAATTTTCTGAGTAAAATTCGCTAAATAATAAATAATCTAATAGAACTATCCAGTTACAGGAGAACAAACGATGTCAATCGAACAAAAAATCGCTGAGATTCTTGCAGAAGCAAAAATCCATGGATCAGAAGGTGGTAGCAATTCTGCTAAAGAAAATGCTGTCTCTGGTGATTCTGCTCCCGTCCGTAAGGGCAATGCAGTGCCATCAACATCTGAAACAGAAAACGCTGATAACAAGCGGAATAATGTTGAAGATCAAGACGATGCAGAAGATGCCACCGAGCAAAAATCTAATCCTGCTAATTCTTCAGCTACTGCTGGCGACAAAGAGCCAGTTCGTAAAGGTAACGCAATCAAAGGTATGAAAGAAGACATGGATGCGTTATTTAATGGTGAAGAACTAACAGAAGATTTCAGAACTAAAGCAACTACGATTTTTGAAGCAGCTGTAATGGCTCGTGTAAAAGAAGAAGTTGCTCGTATTGAAGAAGAATTCGAAAGCAAACTTGCTGAGCAAGTTGCAAAGAATACAGAGGGTATTGTTGAGCAAGTTGATGGATATCTCGGTTATATTGCCGAGCAGTGGATGGCACAAAATGAAATCGCCCTTGAGCGTGGTATCAAATCCGACATTCTTGAAGGATTTGTGGCTGGTCTTAAAACTCTATTTGAAGAACACTATATCGACATTCCAGAAGAAAAGTTTGATCTAGTCGGTTCTTTGGAAGAGCAAGTTGAGGAATTGGAAAACAAACTAAACGATCAAGTTGCTGCTAATGTTGAATTGTCAAAAACAATCGCAGAAGCAAAACGTGCTGAAATCGTTAAGTCTATCTCTGAAGGTCTAACTGACACTGAAACTGAAAAGTTCCTGGGTCTAGTTGAAGAACTTTCTTATGAAGATGCTTCTACTTTCGAAACTAAAGTTAAGACTATCCGTGAGAATTATTTCACAAACAAAGCAGCTGCTGATGTTAAATCAGTTGTTACAGATACTCCAGTCGAGACATTGACTGAAGAAAAGAAGCCACAAGTTGATCCAGCTATTGCTTCTTATCTGACTGCTCTCAACAAAATCAAATAAGGAAACAAAAATGACTACTCGTCAATCTCTAATGGAAAAATGGGCACCAGTGCTAAATCACGAAGGTGCTCCAGCGATCCGTGATCAATATCGTAAAGAAGTAACTGCTGTTCTTCTTGAGAACCAAGAACGTGAAATGCAAAAACAGCGCGAGGCTCTATTTGAAGCCGCTCCAGCTAACGCTGTTGGTTCTTATGGCGATACCAATGGTTTCGCTAAGTTCGACCCAGTTCTTATCTCTCTAGTTCGTCGTGCTATGCCACAAATGATCGCTTACGACGTTTGCGGTGTTCAGCCAATGACTCAACCTACTGGTCTAATTTTCGCAATGAAGAGCCGTTACAGCACTCAAGACGGTACTGAAGCTCTTTTCAACGAAGCTGATACTGACTTCTCTGGTACTGGTACTCACTCTGGTGCTTATGACTTCGGTGGTTCTGAAACTACTGGTACTGGTCTAGCAACTGCTGACGGTGAGCGTCTTGGCCAAGGTGGTACTGGTGACGGTTCTTTCGGTGCTATGGCTTTCAGCATCGAAAAGACTTCTGTTACTGCTAAGACTCGTGCTCTAAAAGCTGAGTACAGCATCGAACTAGCCCAAGACATGAAATCTGTTCATGGTCTTGACGCTGAAGGTGAACTAAGCAACATTCTCTCTACTGAGATTCTTGCTGAAATCAACCGTGAAGTTATCCGTACAATCTACAAAACAGCTAAAGCTGGTGCACAAGGTGGTTCTACTGCTGTTGCTGGTACTTTCAACCTAGACGTAGACAGCAATGGTCGTTGGTCAGTTGAGAAGTTCAAAGGTCTAATGTTCCAAATCGAACGTGAAGCCAATGCTATCGGTCAACAGACACGTCGTGGTCGTGGTAACGTGATCATCACTTCAGCTGACGTAGCTTCTGCTCTAGCTATGGCTGGCGTACTAGATTATTCTTCTGGTCTAACTGGCAAGAACGATCTAACTGTTGATGACACAAGCACCACTTTTGCTGGCGTTCTAAATGGCAAGTACAAAGTATATGTTGACCCATATACCAGCAACGTATCTGCTACTCAGTTCTTCGTAGTTGGTTACAAAGGCGCTTCTGCTTTTGACGCTGGCTTGTTCTACTGCCCATACGTACCACTACAGATGGTACGTGCTGTTGATCCTAACAGCTTCCAGCCAAAGATTGGCTTCAAGACTCGTTACGGTCTAGTTGCCAACCCATTCGTCAATCTAGACGATGGCACCAGCGGTCAGGACAATCTAACTGCTAACGCAAACTACTACTATCGTCGTGTTAAGGTTTCTAACCTAATGTAATCTTCGGATTATTTTAAACCGACATAGAAGCGGTACTTTAAGGGAGACAGAAATGTCTCCCTTTTTTATTATAAATAGTAATGTTCTAACTGTTTTTATGTATTATGGAAGAAAATAGAGTTAAGGTTGTTATATTAACCGATCTTTTAGATAGCCGTGCAAGGAAAGAAAAAGAACTTGCATTTTACAATGAACAGTTAAGAGATTTACAAATAAAAATGGCTTGGGTCAGACATGAAATTGATTTAACCACAACTATAATTGATATGATTGAAAAAGAAAAGATATTAGATTTTCAAGAGTATCTCAAAAATAAAAGAGAGTCTTAATGACTACCATAATTAACTCATCTTATCCATCTTCAATTAATCCATTATCTCCTAATGGGTTTATGTTAAACATCTTAAAACTGCCAGATGTTTCTTACTTCTGTCAGCAAGCAAATTTACCTTCAATTTCTTTGGGGGAGATTGATCAATACACTCCATTAAGTGTTGCTGGAATTCCAGGAGAAATGTTAGAATACACCAAACTTGATATTCAGTTTTTAATAGACGAACAAATGAATAATTACAAATCTATTTTTAATTGGATGACTGGTCTTGGGTTCCCAGAAAATAATACTCAATATTCATCTATGCTTGCATTAGACAATAAAAATAGGACTGAACTTTCTAAAAACTATTCAGATGGTACATTAAGTGTTTTGTCTGCAACAAATAATGTAATTGAGCAAATTTCTTTTATTGATTTATTTCCAATATCATTAGACTCTTTAGTGTTCCAATCAACAAACAACGATGTGCAATACATGGTTGGTCACGCCACTTTCCGCTATTCATATTACAAATTTATTTGATTTTTTGTAAGATTTGTTGTATAATAGCAACAAGTCAACTTGAGGATTATTATGAACATTGAACAATTGCAAGAACTGTGGGAACAAGATTGCCAGATAGATGATAACTATCTCGGTGAAGCTGCAACAACCACTCCCAAACTCCACGCAAAATATGTTAAAATGCTTGTGCAAGTTAAACTCAAGCATACAAAACTTCAATCTGATTACAATCTTGCTCGTAAGAATAAGTTTCGATACTATCGGGGTGAGATGTCACGTGATGAATTGAAAGAACTTGAATGGAATCAATGGCAAGGCGTGAAGCCACTTAAGAATGAGATGGACGAATTTCTCACTGGAGACGAAGACCTAAATTCTTTAGAGGTTAAAATCAAATATCTTGAGACAATGATCTATTTGCTTGAGTCTATCCTACAACAGATCAAAGCACGTGACTGGCAGGTACGTTCGCATATAGACTGGAAAAAGTTTTTGGCGGGAATGTAATTGATTAAAATTGAAAAACTGGATGAAGTTTATGTTCGTGTGTTTTCTGATCCAAACATTGAACAAGAACTAGCAGACTTCTTTACATACGAATATCCAGGCGCTCGATTCACGCCACAATATAAGGCTAGGATCTGGGATGGTCGCGTGAGGCTTTTCGATCAAGTTAGAAAATCTCTTTATTCTGGTTTAGTGAACTATGTCATCGAATTTGCTAAAAGGAATGACTATGAAGTACAACTATCAGATGACCTCGCCATACAAAATAACATCAATCACGATGACTTACATGAATGGCTTAAAGATCTCAATCCCCAATCCAGAAACGAAGCAATCCAAGTTCGAGACTACCAGTTTGACGCAATATACAAAGCACTGTCTGATGAGCGAGTTCTTCTCTTGTCGCCAACGGCATCTGGAAAGTCACTTATTATCTACTCAATCCTCAGATGGCACTTGGAGCATAAACGTAAGTGCATCGTAATCGTTCCAACAACATCTCTTGTTGAGCAATTATACGCTGACTTTGAAGATTATTCAAGCGCAAATGGATGGAGCACATCTAAACATTGCCAAAAACTTTACTCTGGTTTTTCAAAAGAGTTTTCAAAAGACATTCTAATTACAACTTGGCAATCTGTTTATCTACAACCACGTGCATGGTTCAAACAGTTCAATGTAATTATTGGTGATGAGGCGCATCAATTCAAAGCGAAGTCCCTTACAACAGTTATGGAAAAGATGGATAACATTCGTTATCGCATCGGCACAACTGGAACACTCGACAACAAGAAAATACACCAGCTAGTTCTGGAAGGTATTTTTGGTCCAGTTCATAGAGTCACTACGACTAAGGCTCTGATGGATTCTGGAAGATTGTCAAACCTAAATATAAAGTGTATCATGTTGAGGTATTCAGATGAGATACGCAAAGAAAGAAAAAACAAGACTTATCAAGAGGAGATGGATTGGTTAGTCACCAACGATAAGCGTAATAAATTTATACGCAATTTAGCTCTTGCATCCGATGGTAATGCCCTTGTCCTTTTTCAGTATGTAGAGAAACACGGTAAGTTGCTTTATGAAATGATTAAAGATAAAGCACATGATAACCGTAAGGTATTTTTTGTATATGGCGGAACAGACACTTCTGATAGGGAAGCTATTCGTCATATAACAGAAGGAGAAGATGACGCTATTATTATTGCGTCATATGGGACATTTTCTACTGGGATTAATATCCCATCACTTGAGAACGTGATCTTCGCATCACCATCGAAAAGTAAAATTCGTAACTTGCAGTCAATTGGTCGTGGACTGCGATTGAAAAGTGGTAAGACTTCATGTAAATTATTTGATATTGCTGACGACTTACATTGGAAGTCGTGGAAGAATCATACTCTAAATCATGCAGCAGAGCGTTATAAAACATATGCTGAAGAAGAATTTAAAGTTAAAATATTGGAGGTAGATCTATGTTAAATGACAATGACCTCTATGTAATTTTTAAACTCACATCTGGTGAAAATGTGATGGCTGTTCTTCGTCAGGAAGACGAAGAAAATATATTAATAGAATATCCGATGATTATGAGATCTATTATTAATTTTGAAGAAGGTAGAGAATCTCTTACTGCCCAACCACTATGCATGTTTACAGATGAACATGATTTTATAATTTCTAAGA